GCTACTGCATATGCTGCAGTTTGCATAAAGTAGTTATGAATGTCATCTCTATCTTTTGGTTTGCTCGATGTTTTAAAATCTATGACAGACAATTTACCTTGAAACTCTGCGATACAGTCAACTGTGCCAGCGACTTGTAAATGGTCAGACCATAGTGGAGTTTCCAAACAGTGGATGTTATCGACTTGGTCAAGCAAGGGTTTGATTGAGTTGAACATTTGGAGGTCGAACATATCGGCTTCGAATATGTTTCCTCGTAAATAGTCTTCACAATACTGGTGAATCCTCGTTCCTCTTGCTGAGGCTCTTCCAGAGATTCTGTTTGCTTCTGCTTCTCCGACTCGCTTTCGCCATTCCATGATTCCCTTTGCTGAGTGCAATCCTGTAACTGTCGTAACGGAGGGATAGGATTTACCCGATGGAGTTTTGTATACCCTTGTGCCATCAGGGGACGTGTCGCGTTCAAGTTTGCCGAAATCATGATCTATAAATTTCTTCATTAAGTTAGTAAATTAATACATTCCTCGTAGTGTTTAATTCTATCTTCTAAACCAATATAACCACCATTGATTTTTTTGGTCATTAGTTTAATATCGCCAGAATCTGCTTGTACATTTAGTTTATTTTTATTCCAAAACCAAATAGCCGACATCAAAGCAAAATCACGATCTGCAGTAACCCAATCTGGATTCTCAAAAATATTTTCCCAATCGTCAAACATTTCTTTAGCAAATGCTCGGTAGTTATCTTTACCAGTCAATTGGATTGGACCACGCCCACGATACTTATATCCATCACCAGATTCTGGACCACCATTACCCATGCGGTTTGCATAGATCTTGTTAGCAATCATTTCTGGATGACGAGCATATGGTTGGGCTGATTCAAGCGTAGGAAAATACTTCTTGAAGATGCTATTCAATCCTTGCGCAGAATAGTTTAGATTTTCTTCAAATACTGTCCAGCCACCAGACTCATGACCGCACTGAGCCAAGAATGCAGCTACACGCTGTGGAGTATTAATATCGTAAGTTGGAAACACTTCGTTCATTGCGTCAGCCCATCCATCTGGGTCTTGTGCACGTGGGAATAAATGTTTAAATTGGTCGCCTGTAATCATTTGCGTTTATCCTCGTAATCTTCGTATTTAAGTTTAGCCAAGATATAATCTTTGACTAGCGATGAACGAACAATATCGTCTACGGTAAATTCAATACGAGTAAATGCCTTCATATGTTGGGCAATATCAAAAAACTTCAAGATACCAGTGACATCGTTCTTCCTTTTATTTAGGTCGGTCTGTCGATAATCTCCACACCAAATAATTTTAGACATATGACCAACACGAGTCATAACTGTGTCAATCTCTTCATATGTCAAGTTCTGCATCTCATCTACAATAATGATAGCATTGTCAAAAGACATACCACGAATAAAGGATGTAGAAATAAAACTAACATATCCTTGTTCTTCTAAGCGATCCCATGCGTCTTTACGATCAAATAGTTGATGACAAATTTGACGATATGGTTGTTCGTAGATATCCATCTTTTCACTAACATCACCTGGAAGATGACCAATCTCACGAGACTGAACTGCTGATCGAACAACAATAATTTTATTAAAGGGATTTGATTTATCTAAGACTTCTTCGATTGCTTTGTAGAGAGCAATAAAGGTTTTACCTGTTCCTGCTACACCATGGAGTGCTATAAAGTAATCACCCTGTTTGTATGCATCATAAAATAATTTTTGATTATCAGTTAGTGGTTGAAATGTTTTTAGATTATCTAATCTTAATTTTAACTGATTGTTAGCAACTGGCTTTGACTCACGTTCTTCATTATTAATTTCTATTACTTTTTTTGCTGCGGACGTACGAGCCATTAGTCTTCCTTATTGTAATTGTGATGCTGTTTTATTTAATTCGCTACCTGGAGCACGCTCATGTATCTTTTGTAATACCTCCTTAAATCCTGAATCAAATTTACGTGTTGATGTCAACTTAGTGGGGTCTCCAAACGCCACTGCTTGAATTACTGTTTCTAATTGGGGGTTCTCGGCTCTGAATGAGTCGAGTTCTGACATCTTCAAAATCTTCTCAAACTGTTCACCAGTCTCTTTATTACGAAATACATAGGTTGGCATTATTTATCCAAATTAAATACAAGAGTTATTCGTTCATCATCACAAGTTTGTTTTGGGACTTCATGTTCTAACCAAGAAGGAAACAAGAGAAGCATTCCAGGCTTTGGTTTTACAACATATTCTGGATATAAGTAGTATCCGTTTTTTCGTCCAAATATTTGTTCATAATGTATGTATTTATAATAAGATCTTGGGTCAGTAAATATTATAGGCGAAACATCATCTGAGCATGTTAGATAGAAAACACCAGATATTATACTATTCGGGTGAGTATGGGTTTCATGCAAAGCATCTTTACCAACTTTGGCAAAAAATGAAGATGGATAGTTAAATCTATATGAAGAACTATCAACATTCATTATATCTAGGTATTCTCTAGATTTTGAAATTGCATAATCAAAAAAGTTATGTAATCTTTTATCTTGCGCCATAATAGCAGCACAGTCACTATCATGATATGTTGTAATATGGTTACTTCCTCTATGTGGTTTTCCATAGGTGCTAAGATAATCATTTGCAACTGGAAGTAGCAAATTAGAAAACTCTAGATTTGTATCGTGGGCTACTAATGTTGGGAATATTTCAGTATATTGCATTCAACCTCTTTTTATATTTTCTGCTTGCTTGATGTTGTTCAATTACAGGTTTTATACTGCCATAATATTCTAAACTCAAGTTATCTATCCAATTATACTCTGGTGGTAAACGAACTACTTTAATATTATCAATATTATTAAGTGCATTTTGCAAATTAACTTGATCCCAATTTTTAGGAAACAATTTATTCAAACCAATCCAACTATCTAATAACTCATGCGCTTTTGCAGTATTATTCCAATACATTGTTGCTGAGATAAGTTCTTCATCTTTAAACCAATGTGCAGCAAAGTCACAATCTAATTCATCAAATAGTTTAGGATACTGTTTTAATTCAGAATCAGCATCTAACCATATAATCGGTTGGGTAAGTTTTTCTTTTATGAATATGGCTTTATAGTGCGTATTAATTTCCCAGTTACCACTATCTGGTCTTTCTTCAATTGAGAATGGAATATCTGGCAGAAACTTAGTCAAAGATTTTTCTAAGTTTTCTGCTTCAAATTGGTATAATGTGGTATAGTATGAAACTATGTGCATACAGTTAGAGATCGTTCATATAAAGAAAAACTAGCAAGATTTTTTGCTTTGCTTTCACACATAATATCATGAGTTGGTAAATAACCCAGCACCCAATCATTTGTTGCAGTATTCCAATAAAAATCAGAATGAGCACGTAGTTTAGATTTTTTATAACCTTTGTCTTTTAAGGTATGCATATCTGGCTGAGCATCTGCTGGAAAATCAATTAGATAATCTTCACGAGATTGAGAATAATGCATTGTTGGACGAACACCACGCCATGAATCAATTACACGTTTGACTCTAATATCATTTGGATCTAACCACTCTCCTTCGCGACACCAGTGATGATGCACATCAAGAACAATTGGTAATAAATCAGCAAGTTCTAAACAGTCATCAAGACCCCAAGCATTTTCTTCATTCTCAATAGTAATGCAGTTACGTGCTTCTACTGATAATCTCTTATAAGCAGCACGAATACCTTCTGGTCCAAGTTTACCTGAGATATGTACATTGATTTTAAAGTCTTGGAATGTTTTACCATAGCCCATCATGCGAGCCATATCAGCATGATACTCAAACTCATCAATAGAGTTATTAACAATACCTGGATTCTCAGAAGCAAGAACAGTAAACTGACCTGGATGGAAAGACAAACGTACACCAGCAGTTCTAGCAACTTCGCCGATTTTACTAAAACAATATTCCATTAATTTAATGATATCTGTGCGTTTGTAAAAATATGACCAATCCTTGTGGGTATACACTGGCAAGATTTCGCTACTAAGACGAACCATGCGCAAACCTTCAGGTAGTGTTGAAATTTTAATTACAAGGTTGAGTGTGTGTTGAAGATTTTGTTTAACAAGATTATAAAGTTTTTGTTCAGCAACATCTTTGGGTTGACGATTAAGCCAAGCAATGGTAGTAGTACCTGTGGAGTACTTACGTGCGTCATCTTTTGCGCCGATACCATCAACTTGACTGGCATTGTCAATCCATTTGCAAGCAAAACCAATTTTAGGAATATTCATTTTATAGTTTCCACAAAGTATTTCTGTGTAATTCAATTTTTAAATTATCAATAAAAAAACAAAGAGAAAGTCTAGCGTTATTAACGTCTTCACCAAATCCTGCCAGTGGCGCATGAACGTAATCTGATCTATACATTATCATTTTATTATATTCATATGGAATCACTAGAGTTTGTTCATTTTTATTAAAAATAACAGTTCCATGATCAGATGGATTATCCAAGGGGATATCGCTTAAATAAATTAAACCAGCATATAAGCCAGAATCTTGATGTAAGTCTGGATTACCTTCTTCATCTTTTGCAGTACATGTTTTGTCAAAGTAATGAAAGAACTGGTTACCATCAAATTGTATATTGCAGGTACCATCTTCTGGTACATTGGAAAATGCTTTTTTAAACAATGTATCTTTGAATACTTCATGTATATGAGAATCTATTTTGGAAATTTTCTCTGTTCTAGAACCAGCATAATATATATCAGTAGAACCTTTATGTATTGGGTGTTCTTTTACATTAAAGTAAGTTTGTTTTTTTGCGAATTCAGCAATTTCTTGTGGATTGTCAAAAAAGTTTGGTACTACAATTAAATCAGTTAACATGTTGTGTAAGCATCCGAATTAAACCAAATGTATCTATAGAAGTGAGCAAGATGTAGTTAGCAAGCATCCCAAACGATTTCCTAGAATAAGCAGCATAAGCATAAATTGCACAGCCACTAATCCAGACAGGGTATAATAGAATAAGAGGAGGATTAGGGACTGTGACTGCCATCGTGATACTACAGCCAATACTGATAGCCCAACCAAGCAACTCAAGAATAAATCTAGTAGGGTTAGTTCTGTAGTCATCACGTATCCATTGTAAAGTTGGTCCAAAAATATCAAGCATAATCAGCTTTCAGTGCGTATAGTCCACGAATACCACGAATTGTATCATGAATTTGTTGAATTGTGTCAGAAGACTT